CAGCGCCAGCTTGAACGGGAAGACCTGGCCATAGGTGGCAATCGATAAGGAGTTCAAGGCGGCGGAGAGGGCCACCTGGCCGGGATCGGCGGACTGCCACTCACCATCGATGGTGACCTCACCCGGATCAAGCAGCGTCTTGATGAAGACGCGCGTGGCGCTGGCCGTGTTGAGGGTGGTGACGTCTTCCGTGCCCCACTTCGGCTTTGGAGGCGATACCTTTTTGACTCCGTTGATGACGGTGTAGGTGGGCGTGGCGGTCTGGGTTCCGATGGAGAGGGTTGCCCCCATGCCGAGAAGCGATTGCGCGGTTTGAGTCATTGTTTTCAGCTCCTAAAAGCGGTTGATAGTTGAGGTTGGCGGGAGGCTTTACGGGTAGACGTAGATCATGAAATCAGTCGAAGTCCGGTAGCAGCGGGCATCCTGCTCGAAGAGATCGTTGGCGTTGACCACATGGATGTAGGCGACCCGCGTGCCGTCGGGAAGCGCCCCCGAAAAACTCTCCATCACGGCGCGGATGGCGGCTTGCACGGCCTTGGCCGCGGCGTAGGTGGCATTGAGCGTCCCTCCGGACCAGGAATCGACCTGGAGGCGAATGGGATAGATGCTCAGCTCGCCAGAGAGCAGGTCCTGCGGCGTCTCGCTGATGACCTGATAGCTGGCGCAGGGATAGGTGGGATCTTCCGGCAATACCACCGGGTAAAAGCGGACAGGGTTGCCAATGAGTGCCTGCACGGCCGCGTTGGCGCCGACCAGCGCCTGAATTCCTGCTTCGAGCATCAGCTCTCCCCGTCGATTTCCAGGCAGTTGAGTTTGACGACGCGATTGCGCTCAAGCACGTTGTCGATGACCTGGACAACGTAAATATGCGATCCGAAGAAAATGCGGTCGCCGGTATGAACCACATAGCCGGCCCCCGGCCAGCGGATGGTGACGCGCACCTGGTCCGCCGAGGTGAATTCGTCGCCCTGAAAGAGTTCCTGGCCGCTGAGGTTCTCGATCTTGGCGTGCGCGGTGAGATAGACCGGCCAAGTGGTGAGCTTCTGGCCAAAGCTGTCCACCGTGGCGCTGGCGCGGGCGAGCTGCACGGACTGGCGCAGCTCGCCGGGACTGATGGCCAGCGGGTTGTTCGAGGCGCGATAGAGATTGCGGAAGCCCATAGAATCCTTTGAATTACGTTCTCAGCGTCCCATCATCCTGGATGCGACCGCAAAGCGCTTCCCAGTCGCCTTGCGTCCGCGCTACGGTAATCAGCCGGCGAAGATAGCCGGTGTGGGGATCGACGCCCCCGTACTTCTCGCGGCTCTTCTCGAAAGCCCGCAAGACTCGATCTTTCGCGTCCATGACTCTCCCCTCAAGAAACCAGATTGCGGTACCCGCCATTGCGCAGCGAGTTGATGACGCGCGGCTCCAACTGATCGCAGACCGCGCCCTGCTCGAAGAAGAACTGCGCCTGAAAGAGAATGGCGAGGCAGAGCGAGTTGGGAACCTGGTTGCCCTGCCAGGCCGAGACGCTGGCGACGGCGGCGGTGGCCGCCGTGGCGAGGGTGGCTATGCCGTTGCTAACCGAAGCCACGTAGGTGGCCAGAGCCGCGCCCGCCGCGCCCGCGCCGGGAACATTGATCGCCGTGCCGGTGTCCCCGGCGATCTGGGGCGCGTCGTCCGGATTGAAGGTGAATCCCGGCGAAGAGAGCACGGCGGAGCCAGCCGTCATGGAGACGGTGAGAGGCCCACCGTAGCCGCAGCGATACTGCAGCGCGGTATTCGCCGGAACCATGCGTTGCGGAGCCCAGGGGCGCGCCCACGGCGGCGAAAGCGCGGCGGGCATGATTCCCCCGCCCGGCTCAAGCTGATAGCCGTAGAAGGGCGCTGCGAGGTTCGTGCCATAGCTCGGATCGCGGGTGAGAGACTGCACCGCGCCGCTGGTATCCACATACTTGAAGAAATCAACCGACTGAAATGGCGGCTTGGGAAGCAGAACCTGCGGATAGCCGTTGCGATCGTAACGGAGAGGCGCGCTGGGAAAGCTGTCGAGACGCGCGAGCCAGGTTTGCGTGATCAGAGCAATGCGGCAGTAATTCTCGACCGCCTCCCGCGCCGCCAGTAGCATCATGAGCAGCGTACTGTCGCGCGAGGTGTCGGTGGCCGGAATATCGAGCAAGCCCTTGAAGTCGGCCAGCGCAACCGGCTCGGCGGCGGGCGCCGTGATGAGGATCATCGATTCCATGGAGCTCCTTCGGAGCAGGGATCAGGGTTCAGGGATCAGGGTTCAGGACCTCTTTGAATGCTTCATGGATAACTTGACATCCGCCTTGGGAGGAGATACGAGCTGATCGGGATGCTGGTCGGCCACCGGCCAGGTGGCGCGGCCGTCGGCGAGCATGGCCGTGGCCGCCTCGGGCGCAATGTCCTGGATTTCGCCCTGCCGAGGGCCGTAATTGAGCTTGATAAGCATGGGTTTTGCTCCGCAAAACAGGGATCAGGTTTCAGGGATCAGGGATCAGGGGTGGGCTTTCGCTGACCCCTGACATCTGACCCCTGACCCCTCTTTCGTTACTGGCTTACGAGCTGGAATCGCGTGCCGTCGTACATGACTTGGACGATCTGGTTGAGGGAAATCTCAGCACCGGCCAGGGCCGTGGTTCCATTTTTGGTGATAGCGATGGCCGCGCCGCCGTTGACCGCCAGCGTGGAGGCTCCCGTATTGGCATGGCTCGCCTGGAAGTAGAACCTCGAACCGAGCGTCAGCGTGGGCTTGGGAGTCAGCGCGATCGCGTAGACATTGGCCGTGCCAGTGTCGAGGGCGAATGTCCACGAGGCCGCCTGGATCGCCGCAACAAGCTGCGTATCCATCTGGGCAATAGCCTGCTCAAGAACCTGTACCGCTTCCCCCCAGGGAGTGTTATGCGAATTGTCGCCCGGAAGAGCGAGATTGAGATTGGGTGTAACAACTTGCAGAGGCATTTGAACCACCTTCCGAGTCTGTGCTTCAAAAAATGCGCTCCGGACCTTAGCCGCACGGCCCGGAGCGTCCCATTAAAGCTGGCTAGACGATGACGGTGAGGGACTGATCGGAGGTATTGCGGCCTCCGGAGAGGATGGCAATGGCGCTGGCGTAGTTGGCGTTGGCCCCATTGGTGATCTGCAACTGGACATAGGGCGAGCCGGGCGGCAACTGCGCCGCCTCGATCTCGATGATGTAGAAGATGTCGGAGGTGGCCGGAGGAGCATAACCCGCGGCCGTCACAGCGAAACGGCCGCTGTTGAGCGTGCTATTCGGCAGGAGCACGTCGGCCGGAGGATTGACGGGCTGAATGATCCACTCGGTGCCGTCATAGATCACGGTCACGGTGGAGTTGGCGGCGATCTGCCCAATCGTCAGAGCGGTGACGCCGACGTTCTTGAGCGCCTTGGCCGATCCGCCGTTGATGGCCAGCGTGGCAGAAGTGCCGCTATTGGCGTTGACCGCCGTGAATACGACTTCCTGGCCACTGACCGGAGCGGTGATTCCACCCAGGGCGGCCACGGCATAAGCGGTAGCGCTGCCGGTATCGGTGACGTTGGAGCCGGAGGTCTCGCCCTTGTAGAGATCGAAGGCGATGGCCGCAGAGACAGCCATGGCCTCGTTGGTTCCGGCGTTGATCAAGATTGCAGTTTCCGCCGCGACCTTGGCGCCGAAAGAGATCACGATGCTGGCGTGGTCGTTGCCCATGAGATTGAACGGCTTTGCGGAGACGCCGCCGCTGATGGTCTGCGGATAGAGGATAGGGACAACGTGCCCCTCCTGCGCCGCGTAAAATCCTTGCTTGCTCATAAAACTTTCCCTTCCCGGCGATGCCGAGGAAAACTACGTAAACCTGAATTTCACAGGGTTCCCACCCATTCCGCGATGGAACCCGCGGAATGGATGGGGCACAGAAGTCCAGAGCAAAAGCGAAAATGCTTTAGCGCGTGGCCAGGGTGACGAAAGGCGAACGGGAAGCGGCCCCGGAATACGGAGTGAGGGGCTTCTTCCACCATGGCGCGCCGTCCAGGCGGAGCATGAAGCGGAAGGCCAGCTCGCCGGTGAGGAAGGCCACGTGAATCGAGGTATCAGCCCGGATGTCGGTCTTCTTGGGGAGCA